GGAAGGGGTATTCGTTCCCCTAGACTTTTCTAGTTTTGATCATCAAGTAAGAAAAGACGAAATAATAACAATATTGAAAGCTTGGAAATCGATTATGTCTAATCATGAAATGTTTAAAAATATCGAACCTGAAAATAATTATTCATGGACGGACATTTATGAAAAATTAATTATAGCGATCAACAATGGTATATATTATAACAAACAAACAGGAATTGTAATACCATGGTTAAATGGTTTGCCTAGTGGAATTCGATTTACTAGTGATATTGGAACTAAATTAAGTTATATGTGGGTTTCTTTTATATGCAAGAAATTTGATTTAGATACTGACTTATTAATTTCTCAAGGTGATGATTGTTTAATTCATTTTCCGAATGTAGATCATGCTCAAGCCTTTCTATGGATATTTAAGAATGCTGGATTCGAATACAATCCACATAAATTTTTTGTAAGTAACAATCGTGCCGAGTTTTTGCGAGTTATGTATTTTAAGAATAATATTCGTTTCTCCCCAATGTGTAGATCTATACGTGCTATATGTCAGAAAAAACCTTGGAAAGAGCCTCCTACTGCTGGTGACAAAATAGAAGAGTTAGTTGGAAGTTGGAAAGACTTGTGTTTGAGACATTATCCTATGCATTTAAATATAGCCAGAGTGAAGAAACTATGGCATAGTGATGTGCTTCATGCTATTAAGGGATTTAACTTAAAATTCTTAGGAATAATTGGAAATAAAACGAATGTAATTGATACTGATGAATACATAGCAAGTTCAAGAATGAGGTCAAAAGTTAGATCAGAATTTTATAGAGACTTTGATGCAAGTATTAAATGTATCTGGGCCCGACAACTTTTATCATTAATTACAATGAGATGTACAATAGATGAAGAACATAAGAATGAAATTGAACAGTTATTTATAAAAGATGCTTTGTCACAGACTAATTCTAGTATATTTGGCGTTTCATATTTTTGGAATTTGATGAAGATCAACGAAATAGTTGATGCACGGATAAGTAAAAGTTTGAAGAGATATTTTGACATAAATCCAACTTACTTTTTTATTGATAACTATAGCTCAAAAGCACATGATATAATAAATCAGAGTTCATATGAATGTATGACTAGTTTTGGACCATTCGAATCAATTGCGAAATATTACGCTAGACATAATTAT